CTATGGTTTTGATGGTTCAGACCAATATAGATTTGCGAGGATATTCTAATGGGATTTTTAGCTCCAGCAGCACCTTTTATAGTTGGTGGAATAGGTGCAGCACAAATAGCACAACAAGGTGCGATTGGTAAATACAATCAAGCTGTTGCAAATCGTAATGCTATTGTTAAAGAACAAGAAGCACAAATATTAGATGATAAATTAAATTTAGAACTTGCTCAATTTGATAAAAGTTTTAGAAAATTACAAGGAACTCAAGTTGTTAATACTTTAAAATCTGGTGCTACATTTTCTGGTACAGCTAGAAACATAGCACTATCAAATTTATATGAAGCAGAAAATGAAAAAAATATTGCTAGATATAATACTGAAATAGGTAAAAGTAGAAAATTTGAAGAAGCAAATTTTGCTAGAATATCTGGTAATATTGCAAGACAACAAGCAAGACTTGCACAACTAGGAACACTTACAACTGTTGGAACAAGTTTATTAACAATGAGTAGATATACCTAATGCCAAAGATACCTACATTTGAATCTAAATCTACAATTACATCACAAGGACCAAGTGTAACTTCTAATTTACAAATACCTTTATCACAAACTGTTGGTGCTGCTTTACAACCTGTATCT